TGCGGGCCAAGTTGGCACGGGTCATTGATCCGGGCTGCAATGCTCCCGCTACCATCGCCGGACTGTCCAAGCCCATGCGCTGAACTGTGTTGCGGATCACGTCCATCGGATCACGGGCCGTTCCGCCCGGGCCGTAAAGTCCCATGCCCAACATCATGGTCATCATGTTGGACGACCCCGGTTGGGCCATCGCTCGTATCATCCTCGTGGCATCTTGAGTGCTATACCCAAAGCCAGAGGCTACCCTAATACCCTCAACCCCCTTAGCCATCTGCGTAGCATTAAGCCCGGTGGTGGCCTGCAAACCAAGCAACGGGGTGATGCCCTCATTACCAATAAGATAATCTGTTAGGGGCTCACGAAAGTTAGCCTGATACTGTAGTTGAGTGCCACCGTACATCTGACGTAGGAGCATCCCCATACGATCAGAACTAAGGGCGTAACTAGCGTGGCTCTTGATACGAGACTGCGTCCAGCCCATACCCTGTTCAAGGGTCTGTAGACCAAAGTTGATTGCCATACCCGCTGGTGTGGTGGCCTTGTTTATCTCCGTGTTTGCGTTCCTAAGTTGGTTTGAGAACTTAGCCCACATACCACTGCTAGACGCTACGGCAATACCACCAGTACCACCAGCCGGAGTCCTGCCTCCTGTGCCAGAGGCTGGCGGGGGGACTGAGCCTCCACCACCTACGCCACCGCCCGCTTGGGCTATGCCTTGTAGTGTTGTGGTAGTTTGAGCGCCAAGAGCAATCATCTTGGTCAACTCAGTGTTGATGTCCCTCAGAGAGTTCTTTAATCCACCAAACTCTCGTGTCAGTTTAGACAGGGAATCAATGTCAGTCTTGAAACGCGCCTTTATCGTGGCGAATTCCTTCTGAACCTCGTCTGAGGACTCCCCCAGCGGGCCAGCGCCTTCAGGCATTACTTATGCCACCTAGACATATCACTCCAAAACGACCGCTGTCTGACAGACATAGATCGTATGTCCTGTAGGGTGTAACCGGGATATGTTTGAGCAATGCTGTCATAATGCCAATATACGTGGTTGATGTTAACCGAATAAAAGGGAGACCCAGTCGAGTACCATAGAAATCTCCTTACTACAGTAGGCGCACGGGGCATTCACCTCCTCTAGCCTCGGGCCGGGTTGGTCTCCAAGCACGGCTTTGACTATCGTCTTACGGTCAGCCAACGACAGCGCCTTGGCCCACTTTTTCCTAACTAGTAGTGTTCGTTCGTCGTCCCACACAACGCTGTGTACGACTATCTCTGTGTTCTGTACCGCTGGGGTGTCGCCTGAAGCAGCGATAGCCGAAGCATCCCTGCCCGTTAGGTACTTGACCTTGATAGTATTGCCATTACGTAGAGTTAAAGGACGGGTTTCTCGTGGATCAGACTTGGGATAGTCCATCTCAAAGTCTGTATCCAGATTTACCCGTACTTCATTTTTCTCGTCACACTTGGGGCAAACAACAGAGAACGTACGTATGTTCCCGTAAGTTGCACGTATCACCCCCAGAAACAGCAGGTCCCTGTCTCCAATGATGAGGTCGTCCAGAGCGGACGGGGTGTCCGCCACTGTAACATCACCAATGCTTGTGACCGCACGACGAAGCAAGGCTGAGGTGTAGTCAGCATATGACAGATTGTCTACAGTGGTAAGACGATCCAACTCCTCCTCGTCCTCTCCTGTCATCTCGGACACTACAGCAGTGTCCTGCCATTCCTCTGTCTCAGGGTTCAACAACCCACACATCAGTTTTACCGTTGTGGGGGCTGGCTTACCTACCTCAGGTGGGTCATCAGCGATAACCTCGTTGATGACTTCGGCCTGTTCTGCCAAACTTAAACTCATTGATCTCTCCTACTAGTCTGTTTAATGTCTACGTATTATGTAAGTGTCAGCCGGGTGCTCCCGGTCCCTGTGTGGTACCGCCTGTAATCTCAGCGTTGTCAGCGATGTCATAGCCCCAGAACATCTCAAACCCCTCATGGTGCAACTGCAACTGCTGGATCAGAATACCGTTGTCACCAGCGTTGAGATCACTGATAGAGAACGAACCGGGCCATGCGTTGTACAAGTTTACCCGAAGGCGTTTAGGCATTTTAGGATCAGTGGCGGCTGACGGGTCAACGTCATACTGATACGGGTTTCCCGTGGTACCAGAACTAGTCACTGGATGGTCATACACGACCACAGAAACGGTACAGCGGTAGTCACTAGCAGCATGGTGGTTGGCGTTACCTAGACCGCCACCCTTTGACCCACCACTGAAGCCGCCCTGCCATGTATGCAGGAACTGCTGCCATTGGTACAACTGCTGCTGGTTAGCGAACACACCCCGTGCCAACGACACTGGAGCGAAGTCCGACTGACCTACCATCTTGTGTGGATGGGTGTTCATCCCACCCTCCCTGTACGGGATTACCTCGTTGGTGACAGCGATACCTGACATCTGAGCAAAGCCCAGTTTGTCAAGACCATCAGCCAACGAATTCAACTCGTCATCCTGAGGCCAGATTTTGACCCTGAACTTAAAGTTACGCAGTGGATCTGTGCGTAGTGTTTGTGCGGATACTGTCATTTACTTACTCCTTAAAGTTTATCTACTGCGTTGGAACCGCCGGTCCATTGACTGACGTTTACGATTACAAACTCGGTCGGGTACAGCAGAGCCAGTCCGACCTCTACGTGAAGTTCTCCGTTAGCGGCGGTAGAAGAGTTATTGTTAGTACCATCACAGGTCACATAGAATGCCTGAGCGGCGCTACCACCCTTAAGACCACCCTTGCCCCACAAACCTCGCAAGAAGTTAGTGACAACCTGATCTACCTTTTCCCTTAGATTGACATCGTTCGGCTCAAACACTGCGAACCTCGTGATCTCCTTCATCTGGGCCTTCACGTAGTTCAATGTTCTACGAATAGGAATATACCGTTCAGGGGAAGTCTTAGCCAGAGTGCGTGTTCCGTTAATAATCGCTCCTGTACCGGGCACCAACCGAATGGGGTTGATGTTTGCGTCGTACAGCGTCCCCTCTTCGGACTCTGTGTAGTTGGCTTTCAAACCAAACACATTGGGAATGTCGTAGTTGAAGCCAGCCGGGGCCTTGGCAATGGACTGCAACCTTTCAGCCCTCAAGAACACAGCCGCCACTGCCCCGCCCAAAGCATTGGTGCGTAGAGCAGCAGGCCCTGTCTTAGTTGGGTCTGGTCCAGTTACTGCGGGGTAGTAAACCGCCCCGTAACTGGTGTTGGTGTACGCCGCAACTGCCGTTACAGCCTGAGACGCTGTCGTCGCTGTTGGGTCAGGATCAATAATGACAAACCCTGTACCCCTATTAGCGGCATAGGACGTGGCGGCGTTGACCTCAGATGATCCGTACACCCCCGGCACGTTGATGAGCAAGTCACCAGTTACCTGATCCATGTAAGAAATAGCCGTGGTGTAGTCCGATGCCACAACAGCAGTCCCGTCAGAACCCCCCGCAAGCGTGTAGGTGCCTGCGGTAACCGAAGTGTTGGTAGCCTTAGCAGGCGTAGCAGCAGCAGAACACGTTACGTAGTCGGAGTACGTGTCGAGTAGAGTCTCGATGGACCTGTTGTGCGTAGAGTCCAAGGACACCTCAGTCCACCGCTCCTTCTCTACCCCGTTCAGTTTGACTACCAGATCGAAGGTTCCGTACGACGTAGCCGTAGCACCCTCCAAACCGTCAGTAACCACGGCTGTCAGGTCGCTACCCCACGCTCCGTCGCTCTGTGCGGTGAGAAGGAAGTGGTTAGAGGCAACTCCAGCAGTGGTTCCCCGGACGTACCCCGTAGCCTTGGCGGACACACCATTGGTGGCCCCGCTAGCCAAGGTGAAGGTAACATCACCAGTGAATGACGTGTTGAACTGCTCGCCAGAGGCATGATTGTTGGTGACCTGCGCGGACACCGTGATGTACTGCGAACCAGAAACAGCGTTGTTGATAGCCTCTGTAGCAGACCCTGTTGACGTGGCGTTAGCGAAGGTCAGACCAACGTAGGTCTCCTTGGTGACGCCCTTGTACTTGACCGTCACGTCCAAGAGACCAGTACCACCCCCAGTGGTAGAATCGCCATTGCTGGAGTTCTTGGTGGCAACAAGAGTAATGTTGTTGCCGTCAGCACCAGCCAACTTAGATGTGGCAGTGAACAGGTTCTTGTCAGTGTCATGGAGCAGAGCAAGGGATGAGGCTGTATTAGCCACAGCACTTTGGGTCAGTACGCGAGTGATATAACACTCTGTGCCTCCGGTTGAGAAGAACTGGTACACAGAGTACCCCAGTTCAAATGACGGAGAGATGTCACCAAAGGTGGATATAAATGACCCCCATGATGAAATGAACACGGGCTTGCCTAGGGGGCCCCTGCTACTCTGCCCCACAAACGAGGCAGTTGTTCGTCCGGGTCGGTTGGTAACGACGGCCTTTAAAGCGGTCTCGTTAACAAAGACTCCGGGTCGGTTATACGTTGGCATTATGCCTTCTCCTTAATACAGTGGGTTACGAGTTTCACGCCAATACATCCAGCGTGAGTTTGTCCTTAAGTGTTGTGCCCCCTGCTGCGTAGCCATCTTCGGTACGAGCGACCTGATACAATCCAACAAGACTAGTGGCTGGTATCTCTGATGTCACAGATAAAGTATAGACCTTCCTGAATATCCGTTTCTTGAATCCTGCTTCTTCATCTAGCATGTCAGCAGATCGCCAGTCAAGTAAATCCATGTGCCTACTAGTGTCGTCTATAGGCACGTCAAGGTACCCACGACGAAACGGAACTACTCTAGTAAGAATGTGAGCCTGCAAGTAGCGATCATGGATTGCTGACCTAGTGAAGGTCGTCACTTGGTACAGCAGGTCAACCGGTACGTGCTCCATGGCACTCAAGAAGGGTGATGACGCTATCCATGAAGTACCAGAGGCCAGCGTACTCACATCATCCGTATGGTCAGGCCAGTACGTAAATGTGTTCGCCTGACCATCGGTCGAGTAGTGACCATCGGCCTGTCCTGTAGGAGCAGTACCACGAAATGCGTAGATGCGAGTATCGGAGTGCTGACGGTTAGTAGCGTGGTTTATGTCCATCAACTCCAGAGTGATGAATGGGTACCTCTTCTCAGTCTCCCCCTCGGGATACCTGAAGAACACCTGCACGTCACGAGTAGCATCCCGGTCGTCAGACAACTGGATACCACTGAACTTGGCCTTCAGGGCCTGATCTTCGGCCAGAAGAAAGCCGGAACGGTCAGCCATGTGACACCACCATTTCGCCCATCAACCTGTCCGACTCCGCACTAACCTGATTAGTAATGGGGGTGGACTCTCTGTGCAGAGTCCTACGTACGAATCCCTGCATAGGAGTTCCTTCAGCGTCTCCGTACTCCAAAGCCGTGGCCCTCTCAGACAAGTGAGGAGGAAGACCGTGGAAACCGAACGAAAGCATGTCGCCACCTACGTCGTCCTGTACCACGTCATAGTACGGGGCCAGTTCAGCGTAGTTTTCGTCCTTAGACAGTGTCTTGCGTACCTGTGTTACATGGCGGTCTAGAACCTCATTGATAGCCAGCGCGGTTACCTCTGGCAACTGTAGGTACAGCCTGTTTCCATAGGAAACGTGGGCAGGGATACCAGAACTAAACAATCCTATGTACTGCTCACCAGACTCAGCAAACTTAGGCTGTGCCTTTACAGAAGTAGACTTAGCAGGGGACTCAGGGGCAGCATCTGTAGTTGGCTGTTCAGCCATGCGCTCTCCTAGCGTCCTCTGGGCGATTGAGAGATCCCAACGCTCGTTAGGATCTTGTACTAATGATACACCATTTAGGACGGTAGAGTAGCAGGCCATCCATAGTCTATAGCGGTCACAGACGGGGGCCCGGGGTCGTTCACGAACTCCTGATCGAGGTACTTCTCGATCCCTTCAAACGTGACCACAACGTCCTCTTGGGCACGTCCTCTCACCCGATAGGCGTTAACAGAATAGTGCCTACCATCGTAGAAGAACATATCGTTTAGGTGTCCTCGGTACTCCGACACGTTGCTGACACCAGCGTCCCGCATGTCTTTCACAGAGGCTACGCCGAACACCACCTGTACCGGGTGGCGACCGTCTGCCGAAGCCCTCTTGGTGTCCTCGGTCTCCTGTATCTGGAGCACCGGAATGAGGACCCCGGTCTGGTAACGCAGTCCACCAGTGGCTAGTAGGCCCTCGTCGTACACATCGTCATAAAGACTGTCCGTAGCCGCTGTTGAACCGAAGGGCTGCAACTCGTACCAGATAATAGTTTCTCCGGTGTCACGATGGTACCGGCGGTAGTTCTCCCACACATGGTCTAGTTCACGCTTTACGTCGACCACTAGAGATACCTAACGCCTGAAACATACCCTTCAGGAGGATCACCGTCGATGAACACGTCGGTACGTAGGTCATCCTGCTCCTCAGCAATGGTGATCTCTCCATCGTCAATCGGTGAGTAGATCCGCTCAATCGGGCCGTAGTCGCCCAACTCACGAGACTTCTGTACCGGCACCAGTCGGTTGGTGGTGCGGGAGGTGCGCCGCAGGTTAAAGACCTCGATGCGGTCCAGACCAATGTTGAGGGCACGGGCCTTCTTCTCGTACTCTGCGGTCCAGTGCTGTAGGAGTTGCTGGATCATGCGGAAGCGTTGAGAGGCAGGGATGTGGACGGCCTCGGACGTGGTGATGTCGATGTCCCTGCTGTACTCGGTCATCAGTCCCCAGAGAGATTCGATCATGGCGTCAATGCCAATAACGTCCTTGACCACTGCTGTCAACTGTTCCTTGTCCATGTCCAGATTGTGCATGTGTTGGTTCAGGGCCAGCGTGGCGTAGAACGTCAGGTCTGCCGGAAGGAGCCACTCAAAGTAGTAGCCCTCTACAAGAACTTTAGTTCCCGAACTAGGCGTCGTAGCCAGACGTAGAAGGCCGTTCCTGTCATCAAGAGAAAACTGGCTAGTAGTAAGTTGCGTTGTCGTCCCACCGGCATAAGTTGCCACCCATAGTTTAGTTGAATCAATGTTTAGGTGACCTAGGTCAAAGGTACGGCCCGTAGCGTCAAAGTCCAACTGGAAGAACCGTGGGAAGTCCCGCAGGTAGTTCCTAGCAGTGGTCTCAACGTCAGTCAGCGCAGCCATAGCACCATTGTACTACTAACTGGATGAGTCTGGGCCGGGGATAGAGTCCTGTCCGGGTTGATTTACAGCGGGAAACTCGTCCCGTAACCTGCTGGGGGTGACCCTGCGAACAAGGATAATGTTAGTGGAGGCTTCTGCCGTGGGCTGGGGCAGATCAGCCATTCTCAAGGGACTCCACCCGTGTAGTAAGTTCCTGCACGGCTTTGATGAGGGGTGCCATCAAGTCTATGTAGTTTAGGTTCCTGAAGCCTCCCTCATCTATCGTAACCAAACTGTTGTCTGCAACACTCTGCTCGGCGCAGAGTGCCTCAACATCCTGTGCCACGATTCCCCAGCGGCGACTTGCTGGGTCATTCCTAAAGGTGTAAGACTGAGGCAGCAACCCATTGACAAAGTTGAGGCCGGGAACTGCATCAAAGTCTTGCTTTAAGTCTCTGTCTGAGTAGTTATTAGTAGACTGATAGTAAGACACAACGGCGTAAACGCCTGACCATCTGTTATTCCAACCCCCACAAGTCCAAGTGTTGTTTGTGTTAGGCCAGATGGACCCAGTGACTAGCGAGGTGTAAATGAACTGATCTAGGTCGAAGTCCCACGCGTCACCCCACGGGTCTGATACGAGGTAATGTGCTGGCTTGGTGGCCCCTGCGTTGTTGGTGAGGGTCCTGATGCGAGGCCACTCGTCATTAATCGTGATCGTGCCATTGCTGTGGGACAGGCTGACCTCAGCGTCACTGGATATGTTTATCGCTACCGTCTCAGAGTCACCGATAGGTTCAGTACTACCCGCAACCGTGAGGTTCCACGATGAAGCCCCCGTCAGGTCGATTCCACCACCAGCGTCATCGTAGACGGCTGAGACGCCAGAGTGGGTGGCATCGGTGGTGAACATCGCACCAACAATGTCCTGTACTTCTTCCTCACTCACCCCCGAAATAGGGGCTCCCATGAGGGTCCACGTTGTGGCGTCGGTCTTTACATAGACTCTGGTCTCCCCTTGGCCGGGGGTCATGTTGGAGTCAATGCGGATCTCGCCAATGGCACCAACAGCAGAGCCGGGGGTAGACGTGACTACTGTGGGGTTGGCCTGTGGGAGGATGAGCACACGCTTGTCCACGATGGACGCAGCAGTAATGTCCGTAGCCCCGGCGGCATAGTACACCGCTGCCAGCAACATGGAGTTGGGCATCGAAGAAGAGTCGTTGTAATCGGGATACAGCGCATTAGTAGCGCTCTCACCACCGTTAGCCACGGTGCCCTCCAGCACAGTGGCACTGAAGGTGCTACCTGCCTTCTGGATCAAGACCAGAACGAACTTGGCGTTGCTACCAGAGGATGGCTGAGAGAAGTTAAGGACAGTGTCCGTAGAGATACTAAAGTATTCTCCAAGGAGGAACCCCGTGATAGCACCCACAGTGACAGTGTTTGTCGCTGTGCGTGTCACAGCACCCCCGGTTACCACACCGGAAGTACGATCTCCCAAGTTCTGAAAGTCACCCTTGTCAGGCTCTGCCTGATCGGCATGGGTGGTGTCTGGGCGGTTAGGAACCGTGAAGGCCATGTCCTACCTCATGCGAGAGTATCGTAGATGTTTCCGCTCCCACGCAGATAGTTAAACAGGTCTGATGGGAGTTCATAGTACTCCCCATCGGTAAAGTCCCAAGGCGTTCCGTTGTAGTACATGCGCCAAGTGCCCTTAACGCGAGCACGCTTAGTAGCAGGCTCCACAACGACGGTTTCCTCAACCACCTCTGCGGCTTTAGCCGGAGCCTTCTTCTTGGCAGGAGCCTTCTTTGGCTTGGGGGCCTCTTCGACCTCTGCTACCTCTTCAACCTCTTCGATTTCTTCTACTTCTTCTACTTCGGTTTCTTCTGACATTTTGAACTACGGGCCTTTCCGATAGGTGAATCAATCGTGTAACGAGGGGATAGGGCACGTAGGCCCCGTCCCCCCGCAACACTATACCAAATCGCAACTAGGCGATTGCACCACCAAGCGTGTTGATGACGACTCGTGACTCGCTCGTGATAACACCGAAGCCCCAGATGGCGTACCATGCTAGGCCGTGCTCACGCCCGAAGTCAATCACGCCACCGTCGCGCAACTCGACCGGCAAGGCGATAGCCTGACCGAAGGAGTTGTCGCCAATCATAATGGCGTTGTAACCGGTAGACAGTGGCTGGACACCGGAAGCGCTGGAGTTTGCGTCCAACGCAGTGATGTCTTCCAGCGGAGTTGTCAGACCCTGTGTGACCTGAGTGGTCTCAATGAAGACCACATCGTACAGGCGACCGATTTCACCGAGCATGAAGTTGCCGGGTGCGGCATACTTCGTGACCTCAATGAACTCGGGCCAGTCACGCAGTGAACGGCTCTGGCTCGGGTGGACGAAGCACACGTAGGTGTCGCCCAACCGGGGGATGTTCTCCGAAGCCAGTGTCTCAACCGCATCCTTGATGGTTGTGGGTGAGAGATAGCCCGGTGCATCCACCGTACCGATGGTGCCGCCATCGTATGGCGAAACCGTGGTACGAGCACCAGCAGCCTTGGTCCGACCGAAGGTGACCGACGGAGCAACCGCCGAACCTCCACCGAACGGGATACCGGCAGCATACAGGGTGTTACGTGCTTCAATGTCCATCGACTGGGCCATGTGACGGCCAAGTAGACGTGAGGACGAAGCCATCACGTCATCGAAGGAAGCATTGAGGAGCAACTCAGTAACTGAGATCGCCTGACCACGCTCAGAGACAGTAATCTGAATCTGGCTAGCCGAAAGGGCGGTCGGCTCCATACGGGTACCTTCCGTCAGGGTCGCACCAGTACTCTGGTCAACCGTGAGGTTGGTATAACGCATGAAGTTGACGGTGAGACCCGGCATGACACCGAGTTCCGTCTTTTTAACAGCGAACTGCTCAAAGCGAAGAACAGGCATAGCCTGAAACAAGATTTCCTTGCTCCAGATAGTCTGAATCGCAGGAGTCAGCGCTGTGTCTGACGAGTAGCCCGTAAGCGACGACTGGTCAGCCGCCGTAGTAATCGAGCCACCCGAAGGAGCAGGCAGGGCCATAGGGATTCCTCCGTTAGGGAACTATAGGGTTCTGTTGTTTAAAAGCGGCTTTGTGAAGGCCGCGCCTTGAGGAGCCTGTCCCGCATTTGCATATACTGTTCCATCGGCATGTTGCGGATGTCCTCCGCTGACAATGTCTGCTGCTCCGTCTGAGTTTCCATTGGCCCAACTGGGGGAGCCGTTACCGGTGACCCCCGCAAACCACTCGGTTGAGTGGACTGCTGGATTGATTCCAGTATAGCACTACTGCGATCTTTAAGTATCGCAATAGAGTTATCAATCTCATCCTCAGTAGTACCTGAGGCGAGATCACGTAGTTCAGGAATGATGTACTCCTCCTCTTCCACCATGCGGCGTCCAAGGTAGGTCTCCAGTTCTCGGTACCGTCGTTCCTTCTCCAACATCGCTTCTTGAGAAGCACGCTCCTCTTCGATCTTGGCGAGACGGCCTTCCCATTCCGTTTCTACTACCTTCAGTTTCTCATCGAACTCAGTCTCACGCTTGGTGATGAGTTCCTTAGCGCTCAGTTCTTCGTCTTCGCGCTTCCTGATAGCGTCGGACTCAGCCTTGGCAAGCCTTGCTGCCTCGGCCTTGCTCACTTCGCTCTCATTAGACAGCGTAGACAGTTGATCCTCAAGGGACTTGACTCGTCCATCGGAGTCCTCAAGCCTCTTGTACAACTTATCCTTTTCCTGCTGTCTGATCTTTTCCACGTCGTCCTCTGTGAATGTGCGTGATGCGGCGGCTTCTTCAGTGCCGACGGCAAATGCTGTGTCCACAACTTCAGACGTGTCAGTGGCCTCCTGAGCAGGAGGCACTACTACTGTTTCGGTATTCTCTGCCATAACTGTTCCTTCTGTGGTTTGGCTAATACTATCTTGGGTAGTTGAACTTATTTCTCGTCACCTGAGGGAACACGACGCTGGGCGAACCTAGCCCCGTATGCCCGATGTACCAATTTATCTAACAACAAGGGATCAGCACCATCAACCATCGGGCCCGGTAGTACCGGCTCACCCGATTCAGGATCGGTGCCACCACCACCGGGAGGCTCCGCGCCTTCTGCGGGAAGCATTCCAGTGGCAGCAAAGATAGCCTGCTGAATCTGGGCGTTGAACATCTCCAACGTACCGGAATCCAGAGCATCATCCATCTGTTCCTCAAATACCTCAGACATCTTCTCGTTCGGGAACTCTTCCCCGAGTATCTTGAGAGCCCCACGCTTGGACTCCAGTCCAAGTGCGAGTTTAGCCTGAATCTCATTGAGAGAAATCAATACGTCCACTGGCAGCGGTTCGGGCCAGTGGCATGTGGTCAAGTAGGTCAGCGGGTCAGCCGGGTCCAGTTCAATAGCGTTGTCCTTCTCCGGCATATCGGACACGGAAGCGTCGTACACCAGCATGTGAGGCTCAAACACGGCTGCTGTACGAATAACGATCTCGTTTACTCTCTCCAAACCTTTGGTGAAGTGAGCCTTCTTCATCTTGTAGCGGTTCATCATTGGCTGGTACTGAATAGCCAGCGCAACACCGCTCGTGTTAGAAATGGGCTGGGTCTGCCCGAGCGCTGTTTCAGGCACACCAGTAATCTCGTGCATGGTGCGCTTAATGTGTTGGATGTACTCCAGTGCCCCAGCCATCTCACCCCGTGATTCAAGGTTAAAGACGTTACTGTCCTTGGGCAGCCCAGCCCAGACCTTCTTAGGACCACGCTCCAACTGACTGGCCTTGGCTCCCGTGATGATAGTCACTGGAGCAGCGTGGTAGTTAATGATGTCTGATACTTCAGCCATCTTCTCATTCAGTTCTCTGTTCAGAGGAATGATGTCCCAAATGTCACTCTGACCCCACGGTGACGACGAGATAGTCGTGTTGGGGATGTGAACGATTGGGATATGGCCGATGGCGTTGGGGTAGGTGTCCACCAACTCATCGTTGATGTACTGCTCCACTGTGTCATCAGTGATGATTTCAGTGAAGGTGTACACCTGACGAGTGCCCTCTGAGGCTGTGCCCCAGAACCGGTACTTCAACTTAAACCGAAGAAGCCTAGTCCTGTCATGGGGGTGATACTCAGGGAAACAGTGTGCCGGGTTGAGTGGCAGAATGCGAATCTTACCCGGGATGGGGATGCCAATGGGGTCCACGTAGGGCTCCTCATAGGCAACCTTGACGAAGCAGTCTCCTGTGACACCGGCCAACTGGCCCATCTCCCAGAGGACATGCTCCTTGTTGTTGTGCTGCTCCCACACCTTGTTTAGCAGGTGCGGGATAATAGCGTTGTTCTGCTCCGGTGCCCGGAACTGGATGCTCTTACCAAAGCAGAAGTTAGTGATGTAGTCCGACATTGTGCGGACGTAGTTCAGGTAGAACTGGGACTCACCGAACTCTCGGCGGTATGCCCAGTGGTGTCCGAGGTACCACGCCCACGCTGCCGAGTAACGGTTCAGACGTGGGCCGTGGACCTCAAACTCCTCGTCGGCTAGTTCAACTAACCCGAGGGGGGAGATAGCGACGGTTAGATCACTGGCCGACGCACGATAAGATGGTGACCAGAAATCAACAGCCATGTATCACACCCGGGGAGAGACTACTTGCTATCAGTATACACGATAACGTGAGTCAGTATAACGATAGTAGTTAGTCAACGAGAGAAGCGGAGCCTTTGGTGCCAACCTTGGCAGCAAACGCACCCTTCAGAACTGATAGCGCTGCGGCAACGCCAGCACTCAGAACCATTTTCCAGTTGTCGACGCCTAGGTCTAGGACGCTGTTAGTGCCAACGGCACCAATAGCAGCCTGACCAAAGGTGGCGGCGACCCGTTCAAGTAAGTCCTTATTGAACATGAAAGACATTCCTTTGTAGGGAATAGGGAACCACACCACATCAGGTGCTTGGGCCCATTATAGCCCACGATCCTGTTACAGATTTGTATACTCTCGTCCTCTATACATTGCCCATCCATCCCGTATGGTCACCATCTCTAGGTTGAACTTGCCGTCGCCCTCCTCGTACTGCACCACCGACAGCCCCTGCTGCCAGTTCTCATGGCGCTTCAAGGGCCTACCATCGAGGTCAGTGCCCCCTTTTGTGGAGGGAACCGCTCCGTCAATGCGGGCCAAGCATCCGGGGGACGCTGCGATGACAGTCCTAGGTCCGTCATAGTCTTCCCGAGTCATCTCAGCCCATTCACGCCTATGTATATGTCCGTATAAAACAGATACCTTCTCACGATTCAGATAGGCGTGAGCGGTACTACCATTAGACCGGACCAGATCGCCGTGGATGACCTTAATGTGCTCGTTGATCCAGACGCAGGAGGCGGGGTACCCAGCAAGATACTCGATGTCAAAGTCGTCCAAGCGGCACAGGCTGGGGATACTCAGCACCGGCCAACTGTCTGGACGAGAACCAACACGGATACCGAAGGCTGCGGCAGCGTTGTCCAACATGAAGTTGGTCAACCTCTCCTCATGGTTGCCCGCCAGCCATTTAATCTCTGCCCCGGGGGCAGCGGCGCGCAGGGCTGCACATATTTCTGTCGCCCTGTCCACCGACGCTTGGGTGGTCTGCTGGAAGGCTGGGGACAGGCGGTACTTACCCAACTCTGGAAGATCCAGATTGTCTCCAACCAGTACCAGCAGTTCAGGTTTGATGTCGGAAACTATCTCCAGAGACAGCGCTATGGCACCCTCATCGTGGGTTGGTTCTAGCGAGCCGTCTTTGCCCTTGAAGTATCCAATCTGCATGTCGGGAAGTACAACACAGTTCTTTAGCGATGCCTTCGATTTGGTGGCAGAACTCTTGGGAAGTTTGATCGCTGGGCCGGGTTGGATGACCGGCCACTCCGGGCCCGTTTCCCACGCCGGAGAAATCTGGATACCAACCAAGTCGTGAATCTGCGCTTCACCATCTGAATCCTTCGTTAAAGACTGATAAAGGGACACCTTCTTGATGTCCCCAATGTCTTCCAAGTCTATGTCATGGCGATCCAGTAGAGCAGCCAGTTTACCAATGGCTTGCTTGGGTGGACCCTTGTCCAGTTTGCTGGACAGTTCGCTCATGTTACTCATTCGTCGTCTCCTCAGATCGGCAACTGCATACGTCACGGATGTGTCGTTGGATTGTCGCAGAAGATATAGGGTGACCCTGAGTGGTCAGCACGTTCGCCAACCACGCTGACGAGTAGACCTTACGCTGGCCGTTGTTGTCGTCTCCACGCACACGATCCAAGGCCCGGTCCAAGGCGTTCTGCTCTTCCTCTGCCAACCCGGAACGCACACGGGAGTACAGGCACTTACGATGTACTGGATCTCGTAAGGGGGTCTCTAGCGCTTCGACTAGAGTTACGGGAGGTAAGTCGTTCGACACGGCATCTACTCCTTCTGCTACCACTCATGGTACACGACATGACTGCCTCATGTGGGCACGTCACTTCTTTGCTGCTGGTTTCCTCCGTGGAGGCTTCTTCTCCTTCACATGCCAGTCTAGGTGATCGGTGAGCCTGTCACCATTCTTGTCCACAGCCACCTTAACATCTGCGAGGGACTTCACGAGACCTTTCAGCCTGTTAGCCACGTCAGCATGGTCCCTCTGGTTCTCATCCCGAAAGCGTCGTAAGAACAAGCCTAGCACCCCGAAGGAGCCAGTGACCAACGCCGCCACGACAATGCCCCACGCCTCGGTCATGCTAGAGTACCTCCATGGAGATCACACTGAACGAGGACGACTTCCTCGCCATCTACGATACGTTTGCCGCTCACTACATTGGGGGTGGGGACATCACCGAGGCCGAAGAGGTGGAGTTTGACCGGTTGGTGGCTCTGGAAGACCGAGCGTGGAAAGTGGTGCAGAGGGTGTACGCTAGACATTATAGTGAGTAGTACCTGTCGTAATCACCAATGTCATGTAGGTACTGGTCAAAGTTGAAACCGGGCCTCTGGCCCCCCTTAATCCTCTTCCAAGTACCCCATGTTTGTGCTTGTGCCGTGCTGGGTAGGTCCATCCCCTGACGAGCCGCTGCTGTACGGTAGATGTCAGCGAACTTGTCGTACCTACCGGGCGCAGACAACCCTCTCTCCCCTCCTGTAATCACCGAACCCGTAGTGGCATCGTGGGCATGGCGGTCGATAGTCACCCATGCAGGATCACTGGGGTCTTTCAGGTTGCGATAGAAGTGATACGACTTGTTCCTAGGGTTGGGTCCTTCTGACCCGCCTGTAATCACAGTATCTTCCGGGTTGGCACCTCGTAGTATGTCACTCGCCTTGTCCGTCTGAACCTTTCCATAGGGCTCAAAGGTTCTACCTGTAGTAGCCATGGAGTGAGCATTAATGAGGTTGAGATCCCACTCTACGGATGGGCTCAGTGCTGCTATCACACCAGCGCCTACGTCAGTGGCGTCTGAGTCAATGCGGTGACCGGCCAACTTTCCCATACGTCGGGAGTGGTCTTGACCAGAGGGGTACCACTCCCTACCAGCCCTGACCTCTTGTGCCGTGGACTGGCCGAGGATGGTCTCCACGTTGGTAACCATCGTGTTGAACTGGCGTGTAGCCAGTCCGCGCACGGCAGAAGGCGCACTATCCCTAGGCCACCCGCCGTAAAAGAGGACACCGTACTTGTTATCCTCGGTCGCACCGTGCCAGCCGGGTGGCCTTACCAGACCCTCAACCCCGCGTACAACGCGGAGTGGTGATTTGTCCATGACCCTGCCCCGCTGGCAGGATTAGTCGTGGACGCGAGTGGCGTTGGGCCGGTTCATGTGTGCGCCAGAGTTGAAGGAACGCTCAAACTTGGGCATTCCGTCACCAGCCACGACACCCTGAACGAACTCTCCAAGCACAGACGGGGCCTCGATCCATGAAGCAGAGCCGACGTGGGCACGCTCCTGCATCGTGACTTCGGCTGGCTTGTAGAACATCGCCGGGTTGTTGTGGTTCGGGCGACCCGGAACCGACGAGGTATCGACGTACGAGCCGATAGCGAAGTCATTAGGGACATCGGTATCAGTCGCTACACCTTCCTCAAACCGGAGAGAGCCACGCTGGCCGGGAATGTCCGGGCCCATCGTGCGCTCAAAGATGTTGCCCGCAACCTCAGGAAAGAGTGGTGCTGGTGCAACTGTTGGGTTCATTACGTTCGCCATGGAATCCTCCGAGGATAACGGGTAGGTACCTTGCTATATGATACCACTAAACAAAGAACGGATTCTCCGCTACCGACACTGTGGGCATGATGTCGTGAACCGACATGGCGCAGGCCAAGGCCAAACTGTCGGGGTAATCATCGAAGGCACCCCTCTCATCGGGGGCCTCAGCCAGCAAGTATGGTCCTCGGTTGATGCGCTCTAGGTCCAACATCTGTTGATTAAACTTCTTCCAACGCTTCGTTCGCCTTGCCTTGGAGTGGCCCGGGATGACCAACTGGTTTCGCTGGATCAACTCCGTGAGGTGTACCCAACGCTCATTCTGGGCCTTGGCGTCAGATGAGATAGACAGAACTTCAATGTCTGGTAACAATAGTGCCAAGCGTTCTGCTACTGCCCCTCCCACGCCCTGTGCGTCGATGCCCACTCTCATTACTTCGTAGTTTCGTACGAAATCAACGATCTTAAAGTACTGGGACTCCCAGTCGGTGTCATGCAGTTCCAACCAGTTCAGGACCCGGTGCTCAAAGAACCCCAGCCCATCTGGGTGGTCCCAGTCCACCCACACCGCAGTAGCAACAGTAGAGTCGTTGCTCCTAGCCACGTCGATACCCATAATTATGGGAGTCCTCCACCACTCAGGAACCAGTGGCATGGACGGGTCGTACAGCCTGCCCAAACGGTCCTCGGTGACAAACATACCCTTCTCAAGCATCCAGTGGTTGAGGTAGGACATGCGAAACTCATCAGAGTCCTCCCCGATACGCACCTTCTCCTTGCTGATGAACCGGCCATAGTTCTCGTTGTACTTAGCAGCAGTACGCCAGTCGTACTCAAAGTGCGACTGCCTTTGGCCTCGTTTCTTACTAATGTCCCGACGTTTATTAAACTGAATCATCTTGTAGAAGTACGACTTGTTACGAGTAGCCGTACCAGTTAGAGCGATGGTGCCGTTGTTGAACGCCAACATGGGCTTGATTGACTTGGTAACCACATACTCGTCGGCCTCCTGAGCCTCGTCCACAATGGCGAAGTGGTACGTCTTGGACTCAATCTTGGCCTTAGGGTTACACGTCTGCATACGGCAGAGCGACCCAGAGTTCTTCAAGGACACTATCTTACCCTTGCCTCTGGCCCCCCCAGACGCAGCCCGATCATCAATCTCGGGGTCCAGTAGAAACTCTAGAGCATGGTCGCTGGTAAGACGAGTAACTATACGACTAAACACCGTGTCAGCCTGATCCTCTGTGGGAGCGAACACCCCACACCACAGACCCTTACTGAACTTACTCAGCCACAAGGGGTACACCATAGACAACTTGGGAAGAATCACCATCAGGGCGGCAATGACGTTTGACAGCACCTCCGACTTACCACTCTGTCGAGTGGCTATCAGGGTCAGTTCCTCACCATCACCGATAACAATGGATTCAATAAACCTGTAAGCAATGGGAATCTGGTAGGGAAAGAACTCTACGTCACAGAACTCTTCTGTAAATATAACTAGTTTCTTACACAGTTCGTCTACAAACTCAGCCGACGCCTCGTCCAGTTCGATCTCCAGATCAGCGATAGATTCAACATCATCATCTATCTCTGACTCTAGAAGATCGGTGCTCACTCGTCCCTCTCCGACAACTCATCCCACATTGTGGCAAGCATGTCCAACCTAGATGAAACCTCGTCTGCCCCACGGGAGTGGTGCCTCCATTGGTCGTATGCCTGACCCAAGTGCATGATCTCTAGGTCCATCCAGTCCTTCAAAGCCGGAGTACCCATCTTAGTGACCCTAGGTGAGCGCTCCAAGGTTCGTACTGAGTGCTCTTTCTCTCCTTGCCAGAACTTCAGTGCCATGTGCCTATCTCCTTTGGTTTACCCGGAAGTCGTCGGCCAACCAAGGAATGCAGTAGACCTTCTTCCACCGTGTAGTGCTCCGATGGTTTACAAATACCTATTTGGAATGTCCGGTACGGGACCACAACCTGCATCCCACGACCGGTCCTCCACGGGTAGTCTGTTTCCCTCATAAAAGACATCCGTAGACCGATCTTCTTTACGGTCGTCTGGCGTGTCAGCCAGTACACCGGTCCAACTCCCTGCACCAGATCCAGAGTGTCCCGTAAAACTAACCACCAACTAATAGTAGCACCCACCAGCCCTACCAATAACCACCACCCATGTAAGAATGGCAGTACAGGCAGGAGTAGTAGGCCGATAACTAGGGGGCTATACCCCAATACTTTACTTGTAATAGTCATACCAAGTGAAGATAAGAATAATGGCTAGTAGGACCATGCACCCTAGAGAACCCCAGTACAACATTAGCCAAAGTCCGAGAAGAACTGCATGTCTTTGTCCTTGGCCTCATGGTAGCCAATACCATTCAGGGTGGAGTTGATGAACTTGCCCTTTGACGTGCCGGGGGAATGGAAGTTCAAGTACGTGTGGTACGGCACATTTGGATACACGTACTCTCTCCTACGATTACCCTGCTTGATAAACTTAACGCACAGGTTCCCCACACCGCTGTCAAACTCATTTTCGTCATCAGGTACGTACTTGTAAGCGTGAACACGAGTGCTGGCTGGGTACTCGACCTCAAACCGAGAGCCTTCCTTGCGCTCTGCGTCCAGAGATGTGGTACTTCCAAGAGTACCTGACTGTCCAGAACTTTGGTTGTCCGCTAGATCGTCAAGGGACTCTCTAGTCCTGTCCGGCTTCGGCATCGTCGGTGGGCTCCTCGTCCTGTGGCCCAGCCAGAGCGGCACGAAGTTCTGTCACCATCGCTGCCAGCACGACGTTCTCGCCCTGCAAAGCATTCAGACGATTCTGAAGTTCGTTGATTACGGTCTGGGGGTTGAGTTGAATGTTGTCTGCGTCCACTGGTGCTCCTTGACCTGTACGGATAGATACCTCTCTAGTGTATCACCGAGAATGGTACACTATTCTTATGCGACAAGTTCCACATCCAGACCCAGCGCCGCATACCTGTCCCCGGTGCCTTGGCGGCGTACCAAACGAGGAGATGCGGGGCCAGTATCCCGGTGCTTTGAGCCGCACGGACAACTTAACTGAGGTCTGCTCCAACTGTGGCACCATGGAAGCCATAGAGCAGATGGGTGGAGTGCTGTATAGGCAAGCCGACTGGCCGCTAGCGGGCGGGCCTACACGTAGTCTGCAAGACATTCTTAGTGATCCAGAGGACCCGGATCGGGCTCCAGCACCTTCCCAGCGCACAGGGGGCCGAAGGTCGGAGTTCATCGAGGACCCAGAAGGCTCTGCCAATCTGCCTAGACACCCAGATGGGTCCGTGGACATTGAGTCTTTGCGTGGTGGTGAGTCCATGGCCTCCCACCCATCCGATTGGGAACAGTTCCCACATGCCACCAATATCACAGAGACAATGGATACCATTAACAGAAGCAGTGATGACCCGGACTGGCAACGATGGCTGCGGACTGGCCGGAACCGACCGGAACATGGTGGGCCCCACACACCAGATATGGTGGACTGGGAAGGTAGAGCCTTTAGACCTAACTATGACGAGCCAGACCCCTTTGACACCTCAAACCCCGAAGAGGCTGCCCAAGCCGAGAACATTGAAGAGACAGAACAGTTATTCTCCCAGTGGGATGAAGAGAGAGACCGCAGACGCAGATGGCTTGATGGTAGGGGCAGAGAGAGTTAGACTAGTTCTATTCCGACTTGAGCAGCATCCTCAAGTCCAATAGCATGTTCTGTACCTCAACCGTAGAAAACAAATCACGGTGGGCACTACGCTCAAGAAAGGCATCAATCTCTTCGATCAAACAGTCCACGTCAACGTCCATCATTCGTCCTCTTCAATAGTTAGTCGGTACCAGCCGTCGTGGCTGCTATTGTAGACGGATGCACGCACCACATAGTCGCCTTCCTCTAGGTTGGTGCGGACAATCTCGCTGTCCCAAGTGTCACTCACATTGTCAATGACTGCGGGAAGATCCGGCCAACCTGAACAATCGGTGCCAGCGTTTTCACATCTTATTACGTGCGGAGTTTCGTCAGGGTCGGTGGCAGTGCTCGGCGGGTTGATACACCCCTGTATGCCCCCGTTGTCATCACACT